TTTATGTTTTTCTGTGTTAGAGAGTAATCGGGGTAATCTGGAATTCTAGCGTCAATACATTCAATTATATCATTATTTATTAAGCCTACCAAGAATTCACTATAAGTACCATAATATTCTAAAAACGAATCACTATAAGTTGAACCCTTGTTATTTTCTAAAAACCCTCTAATTTCTTTTACAAAATCTCTAATTTTAATGTATTGAATGTAACGAGTTTTTCCGTCTTTTCCCGATATCGGAACATCATCAATTTTACCTTCAAACAACTCATCTAAACCACCGTAAATAGCTTCATAAATTTCTTGTTCGTATGCTGAATTTTCGGCGTTATAATAAAGACTTCTTAATTCTTGACCAATCTCTTCTAAATCATTACTGAACAACTCATTAGTTGCGTCAGTATCTTTTAATAAATCATTCAAGTCCTCAGGTCTTATTCTAAAATAACCAGGAGTTCCTTGTTCTTCAGATAAATGTTCAAAAAAGTCAGAATCATAGTCATCTAAAGATAATTCAGTATTACCAATTTCTTTGTAAACAACATCTTTGAGTTTGGTTAAGTTTGTATCATCCAGTTCAGTTACTGTCTCATATGGTAAAGCACCACTATCATAATAACCATATTCTAAACCTTCCTCACTGAATATTTGTTCGGCAATGTGTCTTACTCCTTCTCTTCTCCCATAACTCCCACAATAAAAGTTTGCCAACTCTTCTCTATCTTTTAGATATAAATAAAAACCACCATTTCTGATTTCAACATCGGTTAATAAATTATTTATAATAAAAAGAATTGTATTTTCATAGTCTTCATCTAATTTACGAAGTAGAAGAACATTTTTTAATTCATCAGGTGCATTATCATAACTAAGATTACCTAAAACACCATTTTCACCCAGATATTCTATGATTTCATCATCCCAATTACGATAACCTACTCGACCTAAATCTAATTCATCTAAAAGACCGTATTTTTTAACAAACTTAAAAAATGTTATTAAGTCATTAAAATACGGCTCAATGTCGTCATCAAAATCACCATCATTAAATGAATTAACTAATTGTCTTGCTCTATCTAAACTCATATGGTATAAATATCTATTAAACAAAAAAGGTGTCCCAATGGAACACCTTCTTCTCGATGATACGCAAATATTATCTTCTGTAGTATTTGCTAATTACTTTTTTTACCGACTCTTGAACATTTGCTTTAGTTTGAGTGGTGTTAGTACTTTCTTGTGTGTTAGCACCTTGTTGAGTCTGTTGACCTTGTTGTGCTTGTCCTTTATTTTTGCAGCCACATCCCATGTCTAATCTTTTTAATGGTTTATTTATCTATAAATAGTTTATAAATTAACTTTAATCCAAAAAAAATAAAAATCAATTATTTTTATTTTGTTATATTTATCAAGTATGAGAGACTTCATTAAAAATTTCTTATTAGAACAAGATGAGAATCTTGTTACACTAACTCCTGAACAATATAAAGATGTATTAGAAGATGTTGGAGGTATTGCCGCAAGAGTGTCAATGTTAAAACCTTATCGTGGTAAGGGTATTGTAATTAACGGTGATTTAGATCTTAGAAAATTTAAAACTGTTGGACCACTTACAGGAATTGTGAGAGTAATGGGTAGGTTAGATATATCCAATACGAATGTCCCAAATCTTGATGGTGTTACCGTAGATAGATATGTTAGTAATTGGGGATCAACAATGCATACAATTAAATTAAAACAAGAAAGAAATAAAAAACTTTCAGAATTGGCCGATTATAGAGAAAATGATGAGTGGAATACAGAAAACAAAGACGATGATTCTGAAAGAACTGAAGCTTTATATGAATTTTTGGTTGAAGAAGGTATACCTACTTTATATGAAGACGACAATGGTGAAGAAGTAGAAGAAGACAAATATTTTATTTATCCTAATAGTACTGGAACTCACGGTATTGGAAAACAATACGAATGGCTAGGTGGTGATACTCTACAACCAGACACATATGATGTTTATACTCAAGATGAGTTAGATATTGCCGCTAGAAGATATGTTGAAAATGCTATTGATGACATGGGTTATGAGGCATTTACAAGTTGGGTTTGGGATCAAGCACTTGATAGAGGACAGTGGGAAAGTTGGTTAGAAGATTTTTATGAAGATAAAATTAGAGATGATCCTGAAAACTATGATATAGGACTTGAATTATCTACAAATCAACAACATCAAGTTAATCAATTAAAAAAAACTATAGAAAATCTAAATAATAAATTAAAAAGTGAGGAATTGTCTGACGAAGAATACGAAAACATCGAAAGAAAAATTGAAGGTTTAGAAGAGACGATAGAAGAAATTATAGAAGATCCACAAGGTGGTTATGATGAAAGTTCCATACAGAATGAAATCAATGATAGAGTTAATGAATATGTTGATGATATTGATGATTTTATTAAACACTACGGATATGAAAAAAGTTTTATAATGGATTTTGTTGATTTAGATGAGGTTACGGATATTGTCGTAAATAGTGATGGATATGGTAATCTATTAAACTCTTATGATGGAGAAATGTTTGAAACACAGGTAAACGGTGATTGGTATTTTGTGATGAGGGCTAGTTAGGTCTTTATTTGTTTAACAATATATCGTATTTTTATCATGAATGGCACGAAGAAAGAAAATAGAATTTTTAATGGACACCGATTGGATGTTCGAAAAACCTATTGATAGAGAATATAAAGAATATAAACTACTTTCTTACTTTCAAAAGATGGGGGATAAACTCGATAAATTAGAGTTATATCCTGGTTTCATCGAATTATCATTACACTTAATGAATGTCCAAGCCCTTATGAGAGATCATAAGATAATCTATACCGATAAAAAATTGACAAGTATAGATGATGAAATCTTAGTTAAAGATCTAAAAGTAAAAGAATTACCAACACTCTCCAAAGAAGAAGAAAAAGAGTTCATTTCAATATTAACATATTCTGCACCAAGAATTATGGAATACTTTAATGTTGCAAAATCTGTATGGACCATAGTGTTTGACTCTTTAGATATGAAGGTAAGACGAAATAAAAAGAATGTGATTCACCCAAAAGGTTTTTTCTATTTCATTGATCATGAAAAAACTTATCACATTTGGGAATATACAATCAAAAAAGAAACAAAGACAAATCCCCAGCAAATGACAAATGTCAAATTAATTTATAGTGAACCTTTAAATGAATTGACAATCTCAAAAATTATAAATAACTTTTCTTCGTTTAGTGGTGTGGACAAAAAGATTGGACCGATCTTTCAAATGACATCGTCAGGAATATTTCCATTAGAAGAAACATTATTCCCAATGTTCAAACGAAGAATTGCTGGTCACATATCACAAACAAAAAAGTTCGAACAAGTTAAACAAACCAAAGATGGGATTTAATAAGAGAGTTTTAAAAAAAGAAAATATCCTTAACAACCTTGAGAACCTTATGAAATATTTATCCGCCGATGCGATTATTTGCACCGACGATTTTTCACGCAAAGTTTACAGGATGTATGGGGAAGGGTTTACGAAAGAAGAAATAATAAATGTCATAAATAAAATGAAATGAAAATTAAGTTAGAATATGTATGGTTAGATGGTTATAAACCTGAACCAAACCTAAGAAGTAAAGTTAAAATTGTTGATTATGAATCTGTTAAGAATGCTTTTCTTGATGGAAATTTTCCTATGTGGAACTTTGATGGATCGTCAACATTACAGGCTGAAACAGGAAATTCTGATCGTTTGTTAAAACCTGTTAGACACTATGCACCACCAAATTTTATTAATAGTAATGATCCTGTGTATGTTTTGTGTGAAGTATTAAACCCAGATGGAACACCACACCATTCAAATAAAAGATCAGAAATCGGTGAGGGATTCGAGGATCTTTGGTTTGGTTTTGAGCAAGAATACTTCATTCGTGAAGAAGTGAATGGTAATATTTTGGGACACAAAAGAAACATTCTTAAAGGTCAAGGTGAGTACTACTGTGGTATAGGTCATAATGTTGTTGGTCGTCCATTTGTTGAGGAACACTTGAATATGTGTCTACATTATGGTATTAATATTACTGGAACAAATGCTGAAGTTGCACTTGGACAGTGGGAATATCAAGTATTTTCTCAAGGTAAATTAAAAGGTGGAGACGATCTTTGGATGACTAGATACTTCTTATTTAAAATTGCCGAAAAATACGGATACCATATTGAACTTCACCCAAAACCAATCACACACGGAGAATGGAATGGTTCAGGACTTCACACAAACTTCTCAACAGACATGATGAGAATAGATGGAAACGAAAAATATTTTATGGCACTATTCAACGCACTCGAATCAAGACACGAAGATCATATTAAGGCGTATGGGTCAAACAATAATCTTCGTTTGACAGGTGAATATGAAACTCAGGCGATTGATAAGTTCAGTTGGGGTGTATCTGATCGTGGGGCGTCAATTAGAGTTCCTCAGGACACGGCAAAAGAATGGAAAGGGTATGTTGAAGATCGTAGACCAGGTTCAAATGCAGATCCATACAAAATCATTCGTGAGATTGTTAATTCATTATATGTTGCTCAACTTCTTTATGACACAAAAACTATGATGACCTCATTTGTTGATATGGATGGTCTTACCGGAAAATACGGTACAATGACTAATGATGAGTTATTAAAAGAATATAGAGAGGAAGAACAATAATGGTTAACGGATGGGCATTATTGGTAGGAGTTTTTTTTGGGTTTTTGGCTCAAATATCTACCTTCTTCCAACTACAGGGACCACTGAAGTATGAGTGGATAAAAAATCATTACTGGCTAACCGTATTAATGGGTATTCCAATATCAATGTTGTTTATGTATTCTGTTAAGAATATGATTATAGCATTTGATGGACAAATGTGGCCATCACGATTAATTGGTTTCAGTATTGGAGCAGTAGTTTTTACATGGTTAAGTTGGTTATTATTTAAAGAACCATTAACTTTGAAGACTATTGTTTGTTTAGGTTTGGCGATAGCAATTTTAATAATACAATTATTTTGGAAATAAAATGGAGAATAAAGAACAAGTAAATCATCCACAACATTATGGTGGGGAAGATAACCCTTATGAAGCAATCAAAGTTATTGATGCGTGGGATTTAGGATTTAGTTTAGGAAACACAGTAAAATATATAAGTCGTGCAGGAAAAAAAGGAAAAGACAAAGAACTCGAGGACCTCAGAAAAGCATTATGGTACCTCCAACACCACATCGAAACACTCGAAAAAGACAGGTCTTGATCGTGAAATTAGCGTTTGGGATGCTCTAACAACACCGGGTGAATTATTAAGAGAAACAATAATTAATTTTACTTGGGGATTCTTAGGAAACTCAATTGTTGTATTCGCAGCAAAAGAACTGGACTTTTTAGTTTTGATCAACTATGTTGTTTATTACATTTTAATTTCTTATATTGTGAATAGGAAGAAATATGAAACTATGTTAGGTAAGTTTATAGTTCTACCTGGTTCGGCAGCAGTCGGAGCGTTTACAGGATATAAGTTGGCACAAATAATTTCAAATTTTTTATGATTATGGAAAAAGAATTCGACTCAAATGATTATCAAGGTAGATCTGAAGATCAAGTTAGAAGAAATAATATGATATTTGTCATAACAACCGGTTTGGTTTCATTATTTGGTATTGCAATAACTCTTTATGTTTTATTTGGCGAAATTTTTTAATTATATATAATATGAAGTATTACAAATTTACATTAGGTCACAGAGGTGCGGAAGTTTACCCGTTCAAATTAAACACAGAACAATATAACACTTTTCAAGATAAAAGAGTTGAGTTTGATGAAATGGATTATGATCAGATTTGTGAAGTGTTAGGTGTTGAAAGTTATTTTGATTCTGAATTAGAAACTTTAATAGGTCCTTATCCCGATACTTTTTATATGAAAGTAGAAGATGAAGATGGAAATTTGGTCTATGAAACAGAAGAACTTAATCTTGAAAAATGTGATTACGAAGAAAAGTATTGTAGTCAAGATGCTTATCTTATTATAGAAGATAATTGTAAGGGTCACATGTTAGTATATGACATACCATTAGAAGAAGACTTTGATTTTGAAAAAATTAGATTTGAAGTTAAAGATATTGGTTGTAGAGTTGAAATTGTCACAGATATGTTCTATGATGATAAAAGATATGAAATTTATAAATCATTTGGGGATATGACATCAAAAGGTTATTATTACCACATAACAGCAGGAATTTAAAAAATGATAGAAACAGGAAAAATTATTAACGGAGATTGTATTGAGGTGATGAAGACATTACCTGAAGGTAGTGTTGATCTAATTGTTACATCTCCTCCATACGGAGTTGGAATCGATTACGATGTTCATGAAGACGATATGGAATTTGAGGACTATGAAGTGTTTGCTAAATCATGGTTGACTGAAGCATACCGTCTATTAAAAGATGATGGTCGTATTGCTTTGAACATACCGTATGAAATTAACAGGCAGAAAAAAGGTGGTCGTATTTTCTTCGTTTCGGAGATGTGGCAGATCATGAAACAAATTGGGTTTGGGTTCTTTGGAATTGTGGATTTAGAAGAACAATCACCACATAGAAGTAAGACTACAGCTTGGGGTTCTTGGATGAGCCCAAGTTCACCATATATTTATAATCCTAAGGAGTGTGTTGTATTGGCATATAAAAAACAACACATTAAAAAAATCAAAGGTCAACCACAATGGACTGGAGAATTAACTGAAATTGAAAAAGAAGATGGATCTAAAAGAAATAAAATGGTCTATAGTGAAAACGATAAGAAAGAATTTATGGAACTTGTGTTTGGTCAGTGGAATTACTTTGCAGATACTAAATCACTCACCAAGGCAACTTTCTCGATGGACATACCAACCAAAGCGATTAAAATATTGTCCTACAAGAACGATGTAGTTTTGGACCCATTTGCAGGATCAGGCACTAGTTTGGTTGCTGCGGAAACTTTAGATAGACGATGGATTGGAATTGAGTTATCGCCTAATTATTGTGATGTTGCTAGAGGACGAGTTCAGACATTTGTAGATGAGAAACAAAAGGTAAAAGTTGAGGAGGTTAATTAAATTTAACCTCATCGTCTTTTTTGATGTCATATTTTTCACAAGTACCGCCAGGTAATTCTAATACCATATCACCATAACCATCATAACCCGGACAATCTTTTGTTTTACATGGTTTACAGTAGTGTTGAATTGAAGTTATAACATTGTTATTGATAAAGACCATATCTAAAGAAACTAAACAATTTTTCATCCAAAAAGACTGTGGTCCTTCATCCATAAAAAATAACATACCATCAAAGTCACCATCAAACTTTCTAAACATCATACCTCTTTGTATGTCTTTAGGAGTTAGCAAAGGTTTAACTTTAAAAATATTGTCGTTTATAATCACTTCCATATTTATAAATATCTATGAGTAAATTTAAAAAATGGGCCGGAATAATATTAAAACACGACGATAAGGTTTTAATGTGTAAAAGATCACCTGAAAAATCAATGCCAAATGTTTGGTCAATACCTTCAGGACACATTGAAGATGGTGAATCACCAGGTGCCGCTGCAATCAGAGAGTTTAAAGAGGAAACTGATATTGAGTTGGATACCAAAATAGAATTTGTTGGATTCATTAACAAATTCAAAGAAGACGGAACCAAAAAAGGTCACATGTTTGTATTCTTCAAAGAAACTGATAAGAAGTTATCACCTGATTTAGAAA